TCCTCCTTTGCTTTGGCAATATACCAATCTACAAAATCTTCACAATCTTGATTATGTACACTACTGTTTGACTTTAATCCAAAATGGATATCTGTAAAACAAGCTACTTTCTTAAATAAATTTTTCATTCACTGCTCTCATCAAAACGTTTAACAGCTGCTTCATGTTCACCTGCACCTGTACGGCTGTAACTTGGGTTCATACCATTCATTTCTAGTACATCATCGCGAATATTTTGATTTCGTTTTTCTATATTAATAACACGAACAAAACTATTAGTAACAGCCGCGGTAAAATAAGCAAACGGGTTATCCGATTTGCTTTCGTCAAATTGTAAACCAATTTGTGTTAACTGTAAAATAGCTTGGCCTTTCATTTCGTCATTATATGTGTAACCACGAACGTTGCCGCGAGTAGCATACCTCTCACATAATTTTAACATCATCTTAGCTAAGGTGTTAGTTATTTGGCCCGCATCTTTATCAAAGTGTCCCTTTTCTAAATCGCCTTTCCAATGACTTTTTCCCACACATATCAGTTTGTCTTCTTCGTCAAATTTCCAGTGCTGGAAAGGTGGAAAGTTAACTTTGTCTCTATGATCTGCTAGTGTTTTGGGATTTTTTTTACGTACTCCGTTTAACGGAATATGATCATATGACATGATCCGAAAGATTAAATCGGTTTTTTGTATCTTTTTATAGTCAATTTCACAATCTGCTTGTTTAACTTTTTCTCCAGCAGCTTTGCGTTTAGCATATTCAGCGTCTCCAAGCCGTTTTGCTTGATTACGTTTAGCTTCGGCTATGCTTCTGATATTAATTTTATCTACACTTGGAAGAATTATATCGTATTGGTGATATTCTGGTTTAGTAAAGCTACAGTATGAGCTTTTTGATCTATGTATTTCTAACAACATATCCTTGTTGTTTAGGTAATTTACTTTTACATTCATCCTTTAGAGTCCTCTGATAAGTTAAGTATAAACTACGCACTTAATAAAGTCAAATAAATAATATACCAAAATAGGAAATTATATGAGTGACTTATCGAGTTCAGCTTTCAGCGTTGTTGGTGCGGCCAGTGCAGTTAATACAGTTGCAAATTTAGGTTCGGCGCTTGCAAGCGGTAATGTTGCCAGTGCACTTAGAAGCATTAATTTACCAGCCGCCGGCGCAGTAGGTGCTGCATTAGGAGTAGCAAGTGCAGTATTTGGTGGAAGCAATTCTTCCTCGAGTGATTGGCGAGTTAGATTAAGCATGTCAAGTGCGGCTAGTTTCAAAAGCAGTCCAGTATTTGCTCCTTTAGTTTCTGCTGGCGGATTAATATTTCCTTATACACCAACTATTACTATTAATAGTGCTGCAAAATACGCCCCAATAGAAACTATTCACACAAATTATACGTTTCAAAGTTTTAAGAATAGTGACCCGGGCGATATATCTATTACAGCTCCTATGAACGTAGAAGATGCAACACAGGGAGCATACTGGTTAGCCTCGGTGCATTATTTAAGAAGTTTAACCAAAATGTTTACTGGAAATGATCAATTAGCAGGTAATCCTCCTCCTATTATTTTCTTAAACGGATACGGTAACTATGTGTTTGAAAATGTACCAGTTATTGTTACAAAATTTACTTGTTCATTACCTAATGATTGTGATTATATTACTGTTCACGGAAGTAATTTTGCATCAAGCGGATTAGGCGGCCTTGGTGGTATTTTAAGTGCGGTTGGTTCTGCTGTACCTGGATTATCTAGTGTAACAAACGCTATAGGTGCAGTAGGTGCTGCTGTAAATTCAGTATCCAATTTAGTATCAACTTTAGGAGGATTAGGCGGTAGTGGAGGCGGTATATCTCCTAGTAACTCTTCTAGTCATGTACCAACCAAGAGCGAGTTTAGTATTACATTGCAACCGATATATAGTAGAGATAGTTCACGTAACTTTAGTTTAGATAAGTTTGTTAATGGTGGATATCTTGGCAACTCATTTGGATATATCTAATCATGGCTACATACGGTAATACCAGTCCTTGGTATAATACAAAATTAAACTCAACTTATTTAGATCTGTTAACAATCAGACCAGTATCAGCCGATATTGACGATTTTTTATATACCATTGAAGCTCAATATACATATCGTCCGGATTTATTGGCGTTTGACCTGTATGGTACATCACAATTGTGGTGGGTGTTTATTCAACGTAATTTAGATGTAATACAAGATCCTATTCTTGATTTTGTTCCTGGGAAACAAATTTATATTCCAAAAAAATCTGGTTTAACAAAAGTTTTAGGATTATAATATGGGAATGTTTGATGATCCAGGTGCTACAATTTCCAGCATTGGTGCAACAGTATCATCTGCTGCAAATGGTTTAGTCACAGGTGCCCAAAACGCATTAGGATCTATTACAGCAAAGATAGGATCAGGATTGCCATCGTTAAGTGGTTTGTCAGGTCTTGCAGGAACTCCGGGTGTAGTTCAATCAGGAGTCACTTTACCATTGTCTAATCCATTGTTTTCTTATGCAAGTTATAATTGCATTTTAGGATTAGGAATCTTAACAGTAGACGAATTAAACAGTCCTGATACAACGTACAGAGCAGGAAAACCATACCATTTAATTTGTAAAAGTGGAAGTATAGATCCTGCTAACAGAATTCAAATACCTTATGGAAAATTTGAATTTTATATAGATGATTTACAATTACAATCTAATATTGGTGCTGAAGCAGGTGCCAACACAAATGTAAAAACAATGTCTTTCAAGATACTTGAACCATATAGTATGGGTTTATTTTTCTTAACATTACAACAAGCTGGATTTAACACAGGCCACGATAACTGGAGAGATGCACCACTTGTATTATCTATTGAATTCAAAGGCAATAAAGAAAATGGTACAATGGAAACAATTCCTAATACATCGAGATATATTCCTATTCACTTGTCTCAGATAGAAATGACAGTCAACGAACAAGGAGCAGTATACGAGGTTAAAGCCAATGCGTGGGATCAGGATGCTATAACCGATGCATATGCTAAATTCAAAGGCGATGTTGCGGCTGCCGGAACAACTGTACAGGAAATGTTACAAACAGGCGATAAAAGCCTTCAAATTGTAATGAATAGAAAATTAAAAGAAACAGCAGATAAAATGGGATGGGCAGTTCCTGACCAAATTGCAATAATATTTCCAAAAACAGCCACAACAGCTGGATCCACCTCCTCGGCACCGACAGGTTCGTCATCGGATGATTCATCAACACCAACACCGACAACATTGCCCTCAGATGGTGCAACAATATCGGCTGATATATTAACTAAATTAAAAGTTAATGTAAGTTCTACAAATGGATTAGTTCAAGATCCTTCGGATTGTAATGATATCGGAAAAGCTAAAATGGGATTCGATGAAACTAGAAAAGGAGACGCTCCGGTAGGCAAGGATAATAAAGTTTATAACTCTGATACAGGAATTATGGACAGGAGTCAAAATACAATAAACTCTAATAAATCTGATATGAAGTTTAGTCAGGATACTGATGTTATTAATGCTATTAATCAAGTAATTTTACAAAGTAAATTTTGCCAAGATACGTTTGATCCATCTAAGTTAACGCCAGAAGGATACAGGGGCTGGTGGACAATTGATACACATTTTTATCTTAATGGCGATACTGATAATGGAGGACAAAAACCAAAGATTATTGTCTATAGAATATTGCCATACTTTGTACATAATGAATCTGGCCCGATAGTAGATAAACCAGTCGGATATGATCAATTAATTAAACAAGCTGTAAAAGTTTATGATTATATATACACAGGAAAAAATGTAGATGTATTGAAATTTGAAATAAAATATAATGCTGCATTTACTAATGTATTAGCAGCTGACGGTAATTCGGGTACACAAGGTAATCAGACAGCTGCTAATAGTGGAGGAGCAGATCCTAAAGGTGGGCTCTCATCTTCACCTACTCCTGATGTAGCTCCTCCAAAGCCTGCGCTAGGAGAAAACCCAAATACTAATAGACCGTTATTAACTAAAACTAGTACTGACAAGTATGGTGGTGGCGGAGCTGAGACTCAAGGTATACGTGCAGCTCGAGTCTTTCATGATGCTATTACTAAAGCTAATGGTGCAGACATGCAAACATTAAGTTTAGATATAATAGGAGATCCATATTGGATCGCACAAAGTGGTACAGGAAATTATTCATCGGAACAAACTGAACATGCAAATCTTAATGCAGATGGCAGTGTAAATTATCAAAGCGGTGAAGTTGATTGTGTAGTAAATTTCAGAACACCTGTAGATATTAATCAATCAACTGGACTATACGATTTTGGTGGAGGAGCAACTACTCCGGTAATGGCTTTTAGTGGCTTATATAGAATATATCAAGTTAGAAGTTCGTTTAATAAAGGCGAGTTCAAACAAACATTAATCGGCAATAGAAGACAAATGCAAGAATCTAAAGCACAAACAGATGCAAGTACAGTATATAACGGTGCAAGAGAAGTTAAAAAACCCAATGATGTTACCGGCGATGTCAACTATGCGGGCGACACTGGGTCAAGTGAAGGTCAATGAGCGGAACATAATTAAGGAATAACATGGTAGATGTAAATGATCAATCAGCAATAAGTTCAGGACAACCTACTCCACGTCCCGGTCCCTTTATGGCTAAAGTGATCAGCAATATTGATCCTACTTATATGGGAATCTTAGAAGTTGAGCTATTAAGGCCAGTTGGTAATTCTGCTTCAGAAGGAGAATTGCATCAAGTAAAATATATGAGTCCGTTTTATGGAATTACAGATGTAGCGTTAAACGGCACAGATCCTAACGACTATAACAATACACAAAAAAGTTATGGTATGTGGATGATACCACCCGATGTAGGTCAAACTGTTGTTGTTATATTTTTAGATGGTGATCCAAGATATGGATACTGGATAGGTTGTATACCTGACACTAATACTAATTTTATGACACCTGGTATTGCGTCAGCTCAAACAGTTGTTGAAGATGTACAAAATGATAATAGTGGAAAACTTGGTCGTGTTCCTGTTGCAGAATATAATAAAAAAGTAGATGATACCGCACAAGATCCTACACAAAACTTAAAACCTCAACATCCACTGTCTAAAGTATTACAAGATCAAGGATTGTTGTTTGACGATGCACGGGGTATTACAACTAGTAGTGCAAGACGAGAAGCACCGAGTATGGTGTTTGGTATTAGTACACCAGGCCCAATTGATAAACAGAGCGGTGCAAAACAAGGAACTATTGGTAAGAAAGAATGGGCTATACCTAACGCTTATGTTAGCAGATTAGGTGGAACAACATTCGTAATGGACGATGGCGACGATAAATTTTTAAGAAAAACTGACGCAAGTTCTGGCCCTCCGGAGTACGCTAGTGTTGAAAATGGTGAAACAGATGGTCAACCAACGCTATTACATAACGAATTATTTAGAATTCGGACACGCACTGGTCATCAGATTTTATTTCATAATACTGAAGATTTAATTTATATTAGTAACGCTCGTGGCACAAGTTGGATAGAACTTACAAGTGATGGAAAAATTGATATATTTGCACAAGACAGTATTAGTATTCACACTGGTAACGACTTGAATTTATATGCTGACCGTGATATTAATATGGAATGTGGTCGTAATTTTAATCTTAAAGTTGCCGAGCGTCATCAAACAGAAATAGGCGGAAACAAGGTACTAATTGTTACTGAAAATAACACTATACAAGTTAAAGGCACACATGATGAAACAATAGATGGCGCCACAAAAATTACAATTAATTCAAATACTGATATTAATGTTACAGGTACAACCAAACTAACTTCTACTGAAGATTATGACCTTAATTCGGGTGGTAATAATAATTTTACAGCAGGAGGATCTACAAATATTCTTAGCGGTGGCAATCACATAGAAACTGCATCTAACATACACATGAACGGTCCAAGTGCAGCTAGTGCAGCTAGTGCATCATCGGCAACTGCTCCTGACCCGTTAAGTACATTTGATAACCCAACACCAGAAAGTAATGCTGCAAGTCCTGCAATCACTGGCACACCAATTACTAGTATCATGGCTCGTATACCTACTATTGAACCATATCCACATCATGAGAATTTAGATCCAACTACATTCAAAACAGACAAAACAGATAGAGAAGCAATATCTGAAGCAATTGCAGTACCTTCAGCTTGGTCAACGTATAGCACGGCTACTGATACATTTAAGAAAAATCAATAAGGAGCTATTATGGCAAATTCGTTATATCATACACCTAAAGTTAATATTACTGGAAAATCTGGTACTGTTAAACCACAAATGTATAGAGGTTTTAGTACAGTTAATAACTCTTCACAGAATTTTGCCTTATACGATTTTGAATTAATTAAACAAGATATTATTAATGCTTTTTATGTACGACAAGGTGAACGATTAATGAATCCAGATTACGGGACGGTAATTTGGGATTTAATTTTTGAACCAATGACCCCTGAAGTGCAGGTATTAATAACAAAGAATGTTAATCAAATTTTTAATGCAGATCCTCGAGTATCTGTAACAAATTTAGTAGTCACTCCGTACGAAACAGGTATACAAATAGCCTGTACTTTGACTTATTTGATTTACAATATACAGCAAAATTTACAGCTACAGTTCGATCAAGCAAACGGTTTAGCATCGACACCTCAGTAAACTACGCACATATTTTGAATCAATAAATACTATATTAGGAACAATTATGAGCTCAACGGATAGACAAAATAACCTGCTAGTATCCGAAGACTGGCAAAAAATATATCAATCATTTAAGAACGCTAACTTTCAAAGTTATGACTTTGATAATTTACGCCGTACAATGATTGATTACATCCGTACTAATTTTCCTGAAGATTTTAACGATTATATAGAGTCTAGTGAATATCTTGCTCTAATCGATCTTATTGCGTATGTTGGTCAAAGTATTGCTTTTAGAGTTGACTTAAACGCTCGTGAAAACTTCTTAGAACTTGCTAGCCGTCGTGATAGTGTATTGCGTTTAGCACGTATGATTGGATATAATGCTAGTAGAAATGTAGCAGCTACTGGTTTATTAAAATTTAGTACAATTACTACAACTGAAAATGTTATTGATAGTAACGGCAGAAATCTTGCAGGACAGGTGATTACTTGGAATGACGGTTCGAATTCTAATTGGTATGATCAGTTTATTAGAATTATTAATGCTGCATTACCTAATACAAGTCAATATGGAAATCCAGTAGCTGCTGAGTCTATCTATGGAGTAGCAACAGCTCAGTATAGATTTAATGCTACTAACAACGATGTACCTGTTTATAGTTTTACAAAACCAGTTAACGGTACTACAATGAATTTTGAAGTAACTAGTACCAGTTTTAGCGGTCAGCCATTTATATACGAAGAACCTCCTAAAATTGCAAATAGTATAGCATGTGTTTATCAAGATGATGGATACGGTGCAGGTAGTTCAGCAACTGGATTCTTTTTTAATTTTACACAAGGCGCATTGAATACTGCAACATTTACTATTACGCAACCTAGTAGTAACCAACAAGTAGATGTTCCTGTTCAAAATATTAACAGCACAGATGTTTGGTTATATCAGTTAGATCAACATGGAGTAGAAACAACATTGTGGACACAAGTTCCTGCGTTGACTGGCAATAACATAATTTATAACAATCTAAATGGAAAAGTAAACACAATATATCAAGTCATTACTCGTGTTAATGATCAAATTAGTATTGCGTTCGGTGACGGTACCTTTGGTCAATTACCTTTAGGCACATTTAGAGTGTACTATAGGTCTAGTAATGGATTAAATTATACAATTAATCCTGCTGATTTGCGTAATATTTCTGTTACAATTCCTTATAAATCAGTTACAGGACAAAGCCAAACATTAACAGTGTACTTAGGTTTATCTACAACTGTATCAAATTCTTCACCAACTGAGTCTAATGCTAGTATACAATTAAATGCTCCGCAAACATACTATACACAGAATAGAATGATTACAGGAGAAGATTATAATATTAGTCCCCTTAGTGCCAATTTACAAGTTGCTAAAGTTAAAAGTATAAATCGTACTAGTAGTGGCATTAGTCGATATTTTGATTTAATTGATCCTACTGGAAAATATAGTTCTACAAATTTGTTTGCAGATGATGGAATAATTTATCTTGATAATTTTACATCACAAATTGATTTTACATATCTTACACAGCTTGATATAGAGAATGTGATATTAACAGACATTTATAATATCTTAAATAATCCTGATTTAAGAAATTTCTATTATTTGTATTATATTAATTCTGTAACTACTTCAGGATCTACATCATATCTGTGGGGGCAAGTTACAAGTGATAGCAATACATCAACCGGTTATATTGCTTCTCCCGGTTTATCTGGAAGCATATCAAATACAGCAATTGCAGTTGGTACATATTCTTCAACAACTACGCAATCAAATTTAGCATACGTAACAGAAGGAGCATTGCTAAAATTTATAGCGCCAACAGGCTATTACTTTAATACAAAAAAGAATAATATATTAGTATCTATACCAGCATCTGGTGTTCCAATTAATGGGGTTACTTATTTGTGGGCCGAAGTTGTTAGTGTATTTGGCAATGGTCAAGGTACATTAGGAGTCGGTGGTTACACTGGAATATTATCATCTGGTATAGGTGCAATTTCTCTAAACAAATCTATACCTACCGGTTGTGTTATTTCTCAAGTAATTCCAAATTTTGTTAAAACTATTGGATCTACTACGCAAACTACAATGATAGATCTTATATTTTCTAATCAACAATTTGGATTAAGATATGATATTGTAACACAATCATGGCAGATTATATTTCAGACTAATTTAGCTGCCAACTCGTCATTTAGTTTAGAATATGCTGGCGATACATCTAACAGTCAAAAAGATGCTAGTTGGATATTGCTGTTTACAATTACTAATCAAACATATACTATTACAACTCGATATACTCGTTACATATTTGAAAGTGATAAAGAACTTACATTCTATTTCGATTCAACATCAAAAATGTATGATATTGTTAATAATCAAACAATAACAGATATAATTAAAGTCTTAAACGTAAATCCACAACCGTTCAGTACATATCCATTCACTACAGATATGGCTTGGGAAATTGTTTCAGAATATACAGGATTAGACGGATATACAGATCCTACAAAAGTTGTTATAAGTTTTAATGATTCAGATAACAATGGAATAGTTGATAATCCGCAACTATTTTTAGATATTGTATATGGTAGTAGTTCTACTCCGACATATATCATACAACAAAAATATTTACTCTCCCACGGAGAAGAAGATTATCAGTACATTAGCAATGATAATAATACAGTTATAATTACAACAAGTAGTGGAATAGGTTCTTACTCGCAATATACAGATGGACAATATTTTTACTTTACAGATACCGGAGTAGTTAATCAGTTAAGTTTAGTAACTGGAACATTAACTCCTACATTGGATTACAAAGTATATATTGGCCGAGACAATTTGAAATTTCAGTATATTCATAGTGCCGATTATGATAGTAGAATCGACCCAGGTGCAAGTAATATAGTGGATATATATGTACTAACAGTTGATTATGATACACAATTTAGACAGTGGATTAATGGGGCAAATGTGTCTGAACCATTGCCTCCTAGCAGTAGTCAATTGAATAGTTTATTAAGTCCTTCGTTGGATTTAATTAAATCAATTAGTGATGAAATAATATATCATCCTGTAGGTTATACATTATTATTTGGTACAGCAGCTGATCCGTTGCTACAAGCAACATTTAATGTAGTAGTAAATCCGACTGTGGCAATATCAAACGCAGAAATTCAAGCAGGCGTATTAGCGGCTATAAATCGTTTCTTTGCATTAGAAAATTGGGACTTTGGAGATACATTTTACTTTTCAGAGTTGGCAACATATGTTATAAATCAAATGGCACCTAATGTTAGTAATTTTGTTATAGTGCCAAAACAATCATCACAATATTTTGGTAGTTTATTTGAAATTCAATGTCCTAGCAATCAGTTGTTTATTAGTTGTGCGCAAGCTAGTGATATAGTTATCGTATCTAGTTTAACATCATCTAATCTTAAAACAGTAACAGGCAATGCGTTAAACAATCCTGCAATAATATCACAAATTATTACTAGTGCACCTAGTGGAGTATAAAATTAATGGCAAACACAGTTAACAATAATCCGGCAGGTAATGCAGGTCTTAGTGCAAATTTATTACCTAAATTTTATCAAACAACGGCTAATAAAAAGTTTTTACAGTCTACTATCGATCAGTTATTTCAGCCTGGTACACTAACTAAAGTAACTGGATATATTGGAGAAACTAATGCAAAGGCAGCAAAAAATACAGATGTATACGTTACAGCAGCAACTCCTGCACGTCAGCATTATCAATTAGAACCAGGAGTTGTAATTCAAGATTCTTTGAATAATGTAACTTTCTTCAAAGATTATCAAGACTATGTAAATCAAATTAAGGTGTTTGGTGGTAATACTACTAATCACGCTAGATTAAATAAACAAGAATTTTATTCATGGGACCCTCATATCGATTGGGATAAATTTGTAAATTTTCAACACTATTATTGGCTACCATACGGCCCGCAAACTATTACAATAGTCGGCCAACAAAACGCAATAACAAGTACTTATAATGTAAGTTTACAAAATGAAGGTACAAACAATCAATATATTTTTACTCCAGACGGGGCCACACCAAATCCAACCTTAAAATTATTTAGAGGTCAGACTTATACTTTTAATATTGTTACCCCTGGTAATCCTTTTAATTTTAGAACTTCTAGAAGTTTAAGCCCTACTACAATTTATCGTGATTCATCTATTACTAGTTATTCTGTAACTTCTGGAAGTATCACATTTACTATACCATTAAATGCTCCTAGTTTATTATATTATCAAAGCGATAGTGATATTAATTTAGGCGGCTCAATTGAAATATTTGATATTAAAGAAGATACATTTATTGATGTAACAACCGATGTGCTGGGCAAGCAGACATATACCCTTCCTGATGGTACATCATTAAGTAACGGTATGAAAATTGCATTTGCAGGAAACGTAACACCAGTTGAATATGCAACAAGTGAATACTATGTCGAAGGTGTTGGATCTGCAATTAAATTAATTCCTACTACTATATTAGAAGTAATAAACCCTTATACAGAAGATCAGTTAGATGAATACGGGTTATCTGCATTTGATAGTACACCATATAGCGAAGCTATTGCATATGCTAGCACTAAGGATTACTTGGTAATTAATCGTGCAAGTAGAGATCATAATCCTTGGTCAAGATATAATAGATGGTTCCATCAAGATGTTATTAATGTTAGTGCAAGTTATAACGGTGATATACCTAATTTAGATCAAACAGCAAGAGCTACTCGCCCTATTATCGAATTTGAACCAGACTTGAAATTATTTAATTTCGGAACAAATGCAATTTTAGATGTTGATTTGATTGATACATTTACAACAGATGCATTTTCAACTTTTGAAGGAATTCAAGTTTTTAATACCAAAACTGGAATATTAAAAAGCCACATAGATGGTATACAAATATCTCAAGGCCAACGAGTAATTTTTACAGCAGATACTAATTCATTAATTGCAAACAATGTATATACTGTTGAATTTATAGATGTTGATGATACTGGTAATTTGCAAATACATCTAGTTGAAACACTAGTTCCTACAATAGGTCAAACTGTACTAATTACGCAAGGCGTAACAAATCAAAGTATGATGTATTGGTTTAATGGATCTACATGGGTTCTTGCACAACAAAAAACAACCACTAACCAACCTCCATTATTTGATCTTGTAGATTCAAATGGTATTAGTTTTAGCGATTCAACAACCTTTAATGGTACTACATTCAAAGGAACGCAACTATTTTCATATAAAATTGGTTCGGGTAATGCAGATATTGCTTTAGGATTTCCGTTATCGTATCAAAATGTTACAAATATTGGAGATATAGTTTTTAATTTTAATTTTGCTACGGATACTTTTCAATACAAAGAATCAACAAACATAATAACAGTTAATGCTTCTACTGGATTTTTAAGATCGCAAGATTATTTAGGAAATACCGTTTATGTAAATGGATGGCAAACTTGTACAAGTGAACATACACAAGGTGTTGTTAGAATTTTTAAGAACTCAAATAAAACAAACAATTTTAATATTGATGTTTTTGCAGAATCGCCATCGTCATTTAATTTAGATCAGAGCAATGTTAGAGTATACATTAACTCTTCTAGAGTTGCAATTGATAACTGGTCATTAGTGAAAAATATTGCATATTATACAGTGGTGTTTAAGACACCTGTTGCATTAACAGATATTGTTACAATTAAAATATATCCTCCAGTAGGTTCAGTTTTGAACAACGTAGGGTTTTATGAGATACCACTAAACTTACAAAATAATCCATTAAATGATACAATGGGTAATTTTACGTTAGGCGAAGTAATCGATCATGTTAATAGTATAATCGATAACATTTATAATACTCCATCTGTTAACGATATTAACGGTGCAACATATATTGGATCATTTCCAGGTACAAGCAACTTAAGAGACTTAGGTAATATAACTCAATATGGTACTAAGTTTGTACAACATAGTGGACCAGTAAGTTTATCTTCTTATCATATAACATCAGAAACAAACAATGTTGTTAAAGCTGTTCAACAGGCACAAGATGATTATAATAATTTTAAGAAAGAATTCATAACTGTAGCAAGTAATTTAGGAATAGATTCTGATCCAGTTACGATGGTTAATTTAGTTTTACAAAAAATTAATACCAACAAACCAAATGTAGCGCCTTATTATTTTAGTGACATGGTGCCTTACGGTGCAAATGTCACAACTGATCTTACAGTAGTCGATGGTAGAATTAAGACTTATCCGTTGTCTGCTGTGTTTACATTAGATAAACTATCTAATAAAGCAGTAAACGTATATCATACTTCGAGTGGAGTTCGAACACAGTTAGTATATGGAAGAGATTATACTTTTAGTAATCAAGGTTTTGTAGTGATAACATCAAATGTTATTTTGACAGTTGGCGATATAATTACAACAAAAGAATATGATAGTACTGATGGATGTTTCGTCCCAGAAACACCTACGAAATTAGGTATTTGGCCTGCTTATGTTCCGCAAATTTATACAGATACAACATTAAGTTCGCCACAATTAATGATTCAAGGACATGATGGTAGCCAAGTTTTAGCTTATAATGATTATAGAGATGCATTAATTTTAGAATTAGAAACAAGAATTTTTAATAATATTAAAGTCCAATACAATCCTTCTATTTTTGATATTAATGATATAATTCCTAGTTATTCTAGAACAACTGACTATACATTAACAGAATTTAATTCTGTATTGTCGACTAATTTTTATAGATGGGCAGCTTTAGTTGGAGTTGATTTTACTGAGCAACTTAACTATGATATTAATAATACATTTACATATAACTATTCGGAAAATTCAGGACCTAATGGTACTGCAATACCTGGTTATTGGAGAGGTGTATACCGTTGGTTGTTAGATACAGATCGACCCAATCTTTGTCCTTGGGAAATGTTAGGGTTTAGTATTGAGCCAAATTGGTGGCAGAGTGTTTACGGCCCAGCTCCTTATACCAGTGATAACTTGGTGTTATGGAATGATTTGACCAAAGGTATTGTTCGTGAACCAGGTGTGCCGTTAGTTGTTAAAACAGGATATGTAAGACCATATCTTGCTAATCACATTCCAGTAGATGAATCTGGTAATCTAGTCAGCCCATTACAATCGGGATTATCAACAGGTACAATTACACCTAGCATAGATTTTAATTTTATATTTGGAGATGTTGGCCCTGTAGAAGCATCGTGGAGACGTAGTAGTTATTATCCATTTAGTGTTTTGATAGCTACACTATTATTAAAACCTGCAAATACAATTGGTGTCTTGTTTGACAGATCTCGAATTGTACGAAATCTTGCAGGACAGTTAGTTTACTCAGATACTAATTTGCGTGTTAAACCACAAGATCTTGTCATACCAAGTTCGTATTCAAGTTCTACAAGAATACAAACTGCTGGTATTGTTAACTATATTGTAGATTTAATTTTTAATCAAATTTTTAGTAACAACCAAAAATCTTATACTTCTTATCAAACTGATCTTCAGTTAATGAATGTTCAGTTAAGTTATCGATTAGGAGCGTTTACTAATCAAAATCAATTTAGTTTATTATTAGAAAGCAAGACACCTGCAAGTACAGGAAATGTATTTGTACCTGCAGAGGATTATACTGTATTCTTAAATAGTTCTAGTCCTGTTAAAAAAATAACGTATAGCGGAATTATAATTACAAAATTAAATGACGGATTCCAAGTATCTGGATATAGTCAAACACAGCCATATTTTGTATTTTATCCTGCAACACAATCTGGTTCAACTATTAATGTTGGCGGTATTTCAGAAGCATATTCTGTGTGGGCTAGTAATCAAATATACAATATCGGATCTATAGTTCAGTACCAAGGCTCATTTTATGCAACAATAACTGCGCATACATCGACAAAAGACTTTGCAACAAATTATTTTAAGTCTATTCCGCAATTGCCTGTTACAGGCGGGCAAAACGCAATATTAAGAACAGCATGGGATCGTTCAAATCCTGTAGTTGTTCCTTACGGAACAGAATTTAACTCTATTCAATCTACATTCGATTTTATAATTGGTTATGGAGAATGGCTAAAAGATCAAGGATTTGGATTTGATGAATTTAATGAAAATTTACAGTCTGTATCTAACTGGGATCAAAGTGGCAGAGAATTTTTGTTCTGGACTACACAAAATTGGAGTGTAGGACAAGATAAATGGACTGATTGGTCGCCAGATCAACCTGTTTTATACGGTGCAGTAGTACGCTATAATGGAAGTTATTATAGTTCAAATTACAATCTTCCTCCTGCAGATGTGTTTGATTTAACAAAATATACATTGTTACCAGGGTTAAGTAATGTCGGTAGCAGTGTAATTAGTTTAAGTCCGGCAGCAAAGTTATTGAAATTTTACTCACCGTTGTCGGTTGTTGATAGTGTTACAAATAGTTTCTATCAATATGAAATTTTCAAAGTAGATGGCACGCCAGTTGATCCTGTACATTTAGATTCTTATAGGTCCGGTAATACTGTAAGTTACACAACTACAGATAATTCAAGCATTTATTCAGCTACATTCCATTTTATACAGCATGAACATGTTATTATTATGAATAATACAACAATGTTTAATGATGTTATATATAACCCACCGAGCGGATATAGACAACAACGAATCAAAGTCTCAGGTTACGTGACTACTAATTGGTATGGTGGATTAGACATTCCTGGATTTATTTTCGATGCTGCTGAAATTAATAATTGGCAGGCTTGGCAAGATTACAATATGGGAGATATTGTAGCCTTTCAAGGATATTATTATAGTGCGAATGAATTCCTACCAGGATCGTCGGTATTCACTTCTTCTGATTGGACTCAACTATCGAACAAACCAACATCACAAATTTTACCAAACTGGACAAATATTGCCACTCAGTTTACAGATTTCTATAGTACTGATATCGATAGTTTTGATAGCGAACAACAAGCAGTTGCACAACATTTAATTGGATATCAAAAACGTCAATATTTAGATAATATTATACAAGATCCAGTAAGTGAATTCAAATTTTATCAAGGAATGATTCGTGATAAAGGAACGCAAAATGTTCTTAATAGTTTGTTTAATGTGTTAACATCTGATTCAGAAGAAAGTTTAACATTCTATGAAGAATGGGCTGTTCGTGTTGGACAGTATGGTGCTAACAAAGCATACGATCAAATAGAATTTGTAATAGATAATAATTTAATTAAAACTAATCCTCAAGGTTATTTGCTTACACAAGAACACAAAGCCGATATAAATTCATTTGTAATACAACAAACTCCTTCTGATGTTTATTCAAAACCACCTGTATACGAGTCTACTCCATTTCCTGTACTCGAATATTATAATCCATTATTACGTACAGCAGGATATGTTAATTCAGGTGATGTGTTTATTAGTCTAAAACAATTGTCAAATATTAATGATGTAGATAGTAGTGGAAATCGATTATATCCTGCCATTACGTCTTTTAATAATGGTGTATATGTTTGGACAGTATTTGATGCTTTTCCATATTCTTGGAATGTGTATAGATATACAGACACTGGTATTACAGTTACAGGACTCAGTTATACTCCTGGAAATCTTACAATAACATCTTCTTCTTTAGTTCCTTTACAAACAGGAGCATGGGTAGGTGTTAATATGAATTTACCCACAACGAATACAAAAAATGTTATAAATGGTTTTTATCAAGTTTCTAGTGTAACATTAAATTCGTTTGTACTATCTGCAACTATCACGGGATTTCCAACATTAGTTGCTGCCGATCTTACAACTATTACAGTATACAATTTTATGCCTCAGCGTATAGGATCTATTGATGCCTTAGATAGTTTAGCATTGACACAATTGAACCCAGGCGAGTTAGCATGGACTGATGATGCTGGAGATGGAAAATGGGCTACTTGGAAATATAATCCTGCATATACAGCATCTAATATTAATTTTAATAATACAATTACTCAATTAAATCGTGGCAGAGCAATATCTGTTAGTAAAGATGGCACAGTGGCAGCATTTTCAACAGCAGATGGTCAATTGTCAATGTATTATAAACCGTTTGCGTTGACACCTTGGACTGAAAAACAAATTATACAAGCACCTAATATTTCAGAAACCATAACATCTAATGTTACACAAACGTATCCAACGTCCGGTTCTATTATAGATTTAACATTATCTCCAGTTTCAACAGGTAGTGGTTACACACCATTATCTGGATCTAAAAATTATTATCAAGTTCCTCTCACTGGCGGATCTGGCTCAGGGGCAGTTGCAAATATTAGTGTTGTAAACGGTCACGTTACATCTGCACAGATAGTGTCTGGCGGTGTAGGATATCATACAGGTAATACATTAAGTGTTAACAGTTCTGATGTTGGCGGAACTGGATCCGGATTTTCTATAAGTGTGTTATCTATAAATGCTAATCAAAGAAATGTATTATCTACAGTATTAGCTATATCTGACGATAATAAATGGTTTGCAGTAGGATCTCCGTCTGCGAGTAATGTAGTTTCTAAATACAAAGGAACTTATAATCCATCTACAACTTATCATGCGTTAGACGTTGTTACAGATGGATTATCACCTGCAACTTATTATCAAATTCCTACAGGATATATTTCATTACTAGCAACATCGGTAATACCACCCGATCCAACTAATACCGTAACAATATATTTTAATACATTATCATCTGCACCATTTGCAGTGGGATCCGCAATTACAATCAGTGGATTTGAAACTCCCGGTTCAGGAAATACTGTTTCAAATACTGGATATAATGGTATATTTTTAGTAACCAATTGTACAACTTCTTATGTTCAATATACAAATTACGATTCTTCATTAACTGTCCCATCGATTACTGGCACAATTATAGGCATTAATCAAAATTATTCATTAGCACCGACTTATACAAATGTTGCTAGTGCAACAACAGAATCTTTAGCTTCTGGTGCAGTGTTTACTATTAATGTAATCAGTGCCGGATCTTACAACGTAATTATTGCTCAAGGAGGTGTTGGGTACAAAACTGGTAATGTATTAATTATACCTGGAACATCGATAGGCGGTAGTGATGAAAATTATATACAAGTTACAGTTACTGGAGTAGACGCTCACGGTGTTGGAACTATAACATCAATAAGTTCTAGTCAGCCATACCCAACTTATACAAATTCATCTGGAACAACTGTATATGTTCCAAACATTAATTACATCGATGTTGCTCCAGAATTATCGTTGGGATCGAACGCAACATTTAATGTAACTACAACATTGACTGGCTACAATGTAACAATTAATAATGCAGGTAGCGGTTATTTTTCTGGTGATGTATTAAAGATATCTGGATATAATGTAGGTGGAACAGGTGTCAACCCCGATTCTAGCAATGATATTATTATTAAAGTATTAACTGTTTCGACAGACGGCAATTTTAGTATTACCAGCATTTCTTCTCTAGGGTCCGTTGCTTGGGAAAAAACATTGTATATTCCAGTAGATCCTAACGGATTTAATTCTAGTTATACTAATCAAGGTGTCATTACTTTATATCAACGTGATGCTGTTGGTAATTTTGAATTAGTTGATTCTATATTAAGTCCACAGCCACAAAATAATGAATATTTCGGATCTACTTTAACATTTGGAAATAATTCGTTGTTTATCGGTGCATCGGGTACTAATACAGTTTACACCTTAAATTATTCTTATATAACGCATGCTACTACTGCATATAATCCTGTTGGCAGTTCTGGTACTACATTAGTGGTGACTTCTACAGAAAATATACATCCAGGAATGACAGTTGTTGGAACAGGATTTGCATCGAATCAAGTTGTTAATGCTGTATTAAATTTAACTACAATAATAATTGATATAGCACCGGATAGTACACCTAGTGGTCTTATAAGTTTTGTGTCTAATGGATGGGGATATGGTACTAGCAATGCCGGAATATCTGGAAGTAATTACGGAAATAATATAGATGTAAGTTCTGATAATTCTACATTAGTTATTAGTGCCAGTGCAGGCACGACAAATGGACAAGTATTAATTTATAAAAATACAGGAACTGGATTTAATTTAAGTTCTCCTACACAAACTATCACAGGTACTGTTACTTTTACAGGTAGCATTGCTAACGGCACTACTGTTACTTTTACGGGTAGTATCAGCGGATCAACACTAACTGTTACATCTGCACCTTCTGGCACAGGACTAGCTATTGGCCAAGTAATTAGTGGAACTAGTGTTAATGCTGGAACATATATTACAGAAAATCTTACTGGCACAGGAACAAGCGCAAGTAGTACATGGACAGTTAGCGGAACAAACTCAGTAGGATCTGAAGCACTAACTGCCGCGTTTGCCATCTTAACAGTTACTGGAACTCCGTCAGGAACTCTACAAAACGGTATGCTAATTACCGGCGGAACTGTTGCTACTAATACAAACATTGTTAGACTTGGTACTGGTTCTGGCGGATCTGGCACTTATTATGTAAGCATAGCTCAGTCAGTCGTTTCTTCAAGTTTAACAGGTACTGATACAAGTTTTGGCCAAAGCATTGCAGTTTCCGATGATGGTATGTATATTGCTATATCCGACGATATGTATAGTAATACTAATCCTATAGTTCCACGACAGGGCGCAGTTACAGTTTATTCTTATGCAGATTCGCAATACTCTGTATATCAGCATATTGTTGACCACAAACCAGAACAATGGGGTCTATTTGGCAACAAACTTTCCTTTATGAACAATTCGAGTACGCTAGTCATTTATAGTAAAAACGGTACAACAACAACTGATACTACACTCGATGATAATAAGACTACTTTTGATAAAGAATCTACTCGATTTATAACAAACAATCCAGTTACAGGGCGTGTTGATGTGTATGATCGCTATGCTAATAACTGGGTATTCGGTGAAACACTACCGACTACTAATCAAGAATTTGACGGGTATGGTAATGGGTTTGCAGTAGGTTCGAACCAAATTTTTGTAGGAGCGCCATTTTATACCGTGTCTTCGACACAAGTTGGACAAATTTGGAATTATACAAAATCAAACGGAACTTATTCGTGGACAATTAAAAATCAACAAATTGCAATTCCTGACATTACAAAAGTTAAAAAAGCGTTCTTATATAATAAAACATTAGGAACATTAGTAACTTATTTAGATGTAGTAGATCCGTTACAAGGAAAAATCCCAGGCCCAGCAGATGAAGAAATAAAATATAAAACATATTATGACCCTGCGGTTTATACAACAGGAAATTCTTCTGTAAATGTTGATTTAGGTAATAGTTGGGGACCATCTCAAGTGGGAACATTGTGGTGGAATTTATCGACTGCAAAGTTTGTAAATAGTTATGATAGCGATGTTGTTTATAGAACTAACACATGGAATACATTGGCAACAGGTGCAAGTATTGATATTTACGAATGGGTTCAAACATCATATACACCGACTCAATGGGATACATTAGCAGGTACTGCATCAGGCATAGCGGCAGGAATAAGTGGCAAAAGTTTGTATTCAAATGCCGCATATTCTACAACATCATTTATTAATACAACAACTAATACCACAGTATATACATATTATTTCTGGGTTAAAAATAAAGTTATAATTCCTGATGTTCCGGGAAGACACATGTCTGCAAATGATGTAGCTAGTTTAATTGCAAATCCGCACGGACAAGATTATACATACCTTGCTCTCACTGGCACAAATTCGTTTAGTTTAACTAATGCATCGAATTACTTAGTAGACGCAAATGTTGTATTGAGTATCGAATACTGGACCATTGACAAAACAGATCAGAATATTCATACACAATGGAAGATTATTAGCAATGATCCAAACACAACATTACCTCCTGCAATCGAACAGAAATGGATTGATAGTTTATGCGGAGTAGATTCTAATGGACGTAGTGTTCCGGACAGATCTTTCCCTCCAAAACTTTGGTATGGTGTTGAAAATAGACCACGTCAGAGCATGTTTGTTAATAGATTTGAAGCATTAAAATGTGTTATTGAAACTGTTAATCAGTTTATGATACAATATGATATTGCATATTCAAATAATATATCTTCTTTAGAATCGTATGATACTCCACCTACCTTTGAGTCAGGATTATGGAATATTGAAGTAGCAACTGATGCTGATTTAGCATTTATTAGTACATATGGTCAAACAAATTATAGAGTATTAGTGAACAGCGATAGTCAGGCAAACGGTAATTGGAGTGTATATTTGTACGATACAACTACATCTTCATGGAATAGAACATTAACACAAACATATGATGTTAGAAAATATTGGAGTTATGTAGATTGGTACGCAACTGGGTACAGTCAATTTACTTCGGCAGATTATCTAGTTAATACATTTGTTGATTTGAATTCTATAACCCCTTCAATAGGCGAGCTTGTAAAAGTGCTTTCAGGCAATTCTGGAGGATGGTTGTTATTAGAAAAATATGCAAATTCAACATCAGTTGATTGGACACAAACATATAAGATTGTTGGAATACAAAACGGAACTATACAATTTAGCACTTCATTATATGAAATGATAGGGTCTAATGAAGGATTAGATTCTGACATTTTTGACGGCATTGGTTATGATAATTCTTCTAGTGTTGAATTAAGAATTATATTGAATACTATTAAAAATAATATTTTTGTAGGCAATACTACATTTGTACAAGCATACTTAAACTTATTCTTTGATAGTGTTAGATATGCATTTAGTGAACAAATTTATGTTGATTGGATATTCAAAACTAGTTTTGTTAAAGCAAGACATAATGTCGGTTCGTTAAATCAACCTGTAACGTATCCTGTTGATAATCTAAGTAATTTTGAAGATTATGTTAATGAAGTTAAACCGTATCGAACAAAAGTTAGAGAATACATTGATGATTATACTAGTTTAGATCCAGCATCTTTACCGATTACAGATTTTGATTTACAGCCTATTTACGAAAATGGTAAAATAACATTTATTCAGACTACAGTATCTGATGGAAAAATTGTTGCTGGCGATTCTGCTATTCAAACATATCCTTGGAAATTCTGGTTAGATAATGTTGGATTTAGTGTAACTGAACTAATATTAGTCAGTGGCGGTTCGGGCTATGTCAGTGAGCCAACGGTAGTTATAACAAGCGATTCAGGTAGTGGTGCAACTGCACAAGTATTTTATTATAATGGATCTGTTAATCGTATTGTATTGATGACACCAGGTAGCGGATATTTGTCGGCTCCAACAGTGACTATAGAAGGCGGGCTAAATTCAATTGGAGTACCTGCGCGAGCTGTTGCTATTATTGGCGATAGTGTTGTTCGTTCTAACTCAGTGGAATTAGCATTTGATCGTATTACTACTTCTGTTTACAATACACAATTACAAAAAGTACAGACATTTACTGGAAATGGAAAACAATTACAATTTAATTTGACATGGGCTCCTGATATTCGTGTTAATCAATCTAAAGTAACAGTTAATGGCATACCAGTTTTAAGGGAATTATACACATTATCGACGGTCGCTAAGAAAATATCTGGGTATACACAATATACTGGAAATCTTAATTTTGTAGCAGGATCTGCTCCTACTGGAACAATTGTAGTAACATACTTAATTGACATTGCTAGATTAAATGCAATTGATAGAATTAATTATTACTATAATCCGACTTCTGGAATGTTAGGTAAAGATTTTGCACAATTAATGACTGGCATCGATTATGGTGGTGTAGTTGTTAACGGTTTAGGATTTAATATAGCAAGCGGATGGGGCTCAGCACCATTTTCTACAGGGTCATGGGATAACTTTGATTCTAATTTTGATGACTATAATATTACAGTAGCTGCTGGGACATACACATTTCCAGTAAATGGTATAGCATTTCCGTCAACCTGGACACCTGGCACTAACGTAAACATTTATTATATTGAAAGTCATACAGATTCTTATGATAATAGCACAGGCACATATAATGATGTACTAAGTTTTAATTATAGCATTTTTGCAGAGCCTGTTACAGCAACTATAGTTACTACTGTTCACACAACTTCAGTGACAGCATTGTATCAATCTTCCGGCAGCTATTCTACAACACTTACTGTTGATAATGCAACTGGAATTCAAGCAGGCATGGCCGTAACTGGTAACGGATTTGCTGGCAATCAAACAGTATTATCTGTGAATGGAAACACATTAACACTTAGTGCCGCACCTAATAGTACACCTGCTAACGGCGAAACATTAGCGTTTAATTTTAATTATGCAGGTAGTTATATACTTAAATTAACAAGCACTGAAAATATACATCTTGGTGATGTTGTAACTTGTAGTACGCCTGATACTATTGTTTATGGAACTACAGTTACAAAAATAATAGATAGTTATAGAGTTGAAATTAGCTCTATAGTTTATGCGTATATGCCATTAGGCACAAGTGTATCTTTTACTAGAACATTAATACAGCCTATAGATGTTAACATATCTTCAGGAGGTGTAGCAACCTTAACGTCTTCTTTACCAGAAGGAACAATATTAAACTTAACAGGATATCTAAATCCTGTGAGATTAGATGCACTTGATTATACTGAAATGTCTGGGTCTCCTACTAATCCTGATGCAATTATAGAAACACCAGTTGTTGGTTCAAGTCCTTTTACATTTACGTTGCCAGTTGGTGTAAATGGATTTACGGTATCCGACGGCGACCAATTTATTATTCGTAAATCGACTAGCGATGGAAGTTCTATACCATCTAATATTGATTATGATACAAGTTTATCTGGAGGTACAACAGCAAATGCATCTGGAGTTTATTCAACAGCAACGGGATTGGCTGTCGATGATATTAATATTGATGGAGACGGATTTGTAACTGAAAATACAAGCCCAGCTCCGGAAGAAGTTGTACCAGGACAAGTAGTAGATGCTGTTGCTATTAAAGTATTTGACAGACCATATGTTGGTAGTTCTGCAATTAAAGTTGATAACTTTATAGGCGATGGTACTAAATTTGTGTATATCCTTTCTCAACAGCCAAATAGCAATCGTGCTATTATTGTAAAAGAAAACGGAGTAATTAAAACGTACGGTACTGATTATAGTATAGATTATAGATTAAAATCTATTATTTTTAATTCAGTTCCAGCAGTTGGCACACAGATTACAATTTATAGTATTGGATTCAATGGTGCCAATTTATTAGATTTAGATTATTTTGTTAGTGACGGAACAACAACAGAGTTTATCACAACAGCGGAATGGCAATCAACTCTAACATCGTTGGTATATGTCGACGGTGTTGTGTCGACACCGGTATTGTTTAAGACTGATAGCACATATGCAACTGCAAATGTAGTCGGTATTCGATTCTCTGTAGCTCCATCGTTCAATGCTTTAATTAATTACATAATAGTTTCAGGCAATCAAAAAACATTTAGTGTTACAAGTACACAAACTATTTCTACAAACGGTGGAACTACTTATAGTTTAACTTATCCGTTAGGAGTAAGTTTGCCATACGAGACTAGTACAATTGTAAGAGTTGACAACACAATTTTATCAGCACCTATTAACAGTTACTTTACAATAGAAGATAATCAATTAGTCTATTCAGTTGATTCAGAAAGAGCAGAACCATTTACAATTCCTATTTCAAATATAGTTGTAATTGCTAACGGTGTAATACTAACTGTGCAAAAAGATTATACAGTAGATTTAAGTGGTATATCTGTTACTATTAATGAATTAGTATATAAAAAATATGTTGGAGATGAATTAATTATTAGTATAACAACTGAAAATGGTTATACTTACGATGCAACAACTAATCAAATAACATTTAGTCAAGCATACGATAATACTCATGTTGTAGAAGTTATTAGTTCATACGACCATACATATTTAGATATTGAAAGAACAGAGATAACTGTTGGCTCGACTATCACATCTGCAGCAAATAGTATAAAATACTTTGAATATAAACAAATTACAAGCGGGTTAATAACACTGGATAGACCGGTTATCGATACAAACTATGTATGGGTTATAAAGAATAATACGTTATTAACGCCAACTATTGAGTATAAATTAAATGATGATCGTATTACGGTTCAATTAGCAATACCACCAGTAACTGGAGATAAGATATCTATTCTAACATTTGGTAATAATATATTACAGTCTGGCATAGCATATATGCAATTCAAAGACATGTTAAATCGCGTAAGTTATAAGAGATTAAATGCTAATAAACAAACAAAATTAGCCCAAGATTTGCATTGGAATGATACTACAATTACAGTAGTTGATGCAAGTCAATTGGATATACCAAATTTAACAAATAATAATTATATACCCGGTGTAGTCGAAATCCGAGGAGAGCGTATAGAATACTTTACAAAAGTTGGTAATGTATTAGGACAACTTCGTAGAGGTACATTAGGTACAGGCATTTATAATTTGAATAAAGCTGGCACTAATGTACAAGGTATAGGTGCAAGTGAGACTATTCCGTACAAAGATACAGTAACATCGCAGACAATTACATCACTAGGCGGTAATTCAGTTACAATTGATTTTGTTCCAACTGATGTTAATGCGTTGGAAATATTTGTAGGCGGTTATGATAATTCTGGTATTTGGTTACCTAACACACCATATGTTGCTGGCACAAATGTAATTGTAGGACAGTATACATATCGTTGCACTGAAGATCATACAAGTTCAACTACATTTGCAGAAGATAGTAGTTATTGGCATTTCTTCGTAGGAAATATACGTTTGAAGAAAGGAGTATGGCACGATGGTGCACTAGATCCTTATTACTACGTGTTTAACGTAAATAACGCACCGTATAGTCCTGCAGGCGATGTTAAATTTTCAGCAGATTTTAGTATTGATAAAGTTAATCCTGTGATAACGTTAACTAATCCATTGACCCTAGGCACACAAGTAACAGTTGTAACAACAACAGGTCAAGTATGGGATAGCAATGTGAATATTTTGTATGATAATAGCATTATTGCAGAATTTATTAAAGCTGTTCCGGGAATTTGGTATTCTGGCTATAAAACTACCACTTAATATCCATTGATAAATATAAGATAAAGAGAGATTATTATGCAGACTAAAGACGTAACGGGAATTCATATCGAGGGTCATATTAAGATTCACGATCCAATTTCTAAAGAAGTTTATATTAATAAACGTAATGCTATTCATTATGAAAATATTAGTGTAGCATTAGCAAACAGCCTTGCAAATAGCGGACAAGGGTTTATTTACAATATGGCTTTTGGGAATGGCGGAACTAGTATTGATCCTACTGGAATTATTACTTACTTAACACCTAATACATCGGGTGTTAATGCTAGTTTGTATAATCAAACTTATAGTAAAATAGTAAATCAGAATTCCAGTACTAATTTAGATCCTACTAGAAATTTTATGGAAACACGCCATACAACTGGCAATAACTATACAGATGTGTTTGTTACCTGTTTACTTGATTATGGTGAGCCAAGTGGCCAAGAAGCATATGATGTTACAGCAAACGGTGATACTGCATATGTGTTTGATGAATTAGGATTACAAAGCCTTAATGCAGATGGCACACCATTATTGTTAACACACGTTATTTTTCACCCTGTATTAAAGAGCTTAAATCGTTTAGTTCAAATTGATTACACGGTACGTATTCAAAGTTTAACTGGCCTAGTGTCAGTTTAAGGAGAGAATAAATGCCATATGTAGTAAATTATACAGAATCAACCAATCCTAGCAAACCACCAATTACTGTTCAAGATCAAAGTTTGAATAACCAAACTAGTCTTACATTTGTAGGACAAAATTATAATGGTTACAGTTCAGTTATTGCTGGAGATTTTTTGCATCTTCTTGAAAACTTTGCCAATCCTACTGCTCCATCTAATCCTGTACAAGGTCAGTTATGGTATGATAATCTTGCTAGTATACTTAAAGTATATGACGGCAGTAACTGGGTTGAAGCCGGTGCATTAAAAAAAGCGCCTGCGTCAAATATTCCTAGCGTTGAATCGAGTACAACAGGAGATTTATGGGTAGATACTACCAACAGTCAGTTATATCTATTTTCAGGAAGTTCTTGGATTCTAATCGGACCACAGTTTAGCCAGGGTGCAATGACGGGTCCTATTGTCGAAGATATTTTAGATAATGCTAGCCCATCGATTTCTCACTCTGTAGTGTCTATGTATTCTTCGGGAGCAGGATCAACTGGTTATAGAGTTTGTATTATAAGTAAAGATACATTTACACCTAAAACTGCTATTGCAGGATTTACAACAATTAATGAAGGTGTAAATTTAAGTAGTATTGATTCTACATCAACAACTAGTTTAAGTCGTTTCTGGGGCACAGCAACATCAGCTGACGCTTTGTTAATTAACAATGTTGCTGTTCCATCGAACAATTTTTTAAGATCAGACCAGGCAAGCAAAACTAATTATCCACTAACAATTCAAAATAATATCGGATTAACAATTGGTAGTGACAATAGTTTTACAATAGGTAAAAATGCTAATGCAGTTATTTTTAACAGCACTAATTCAGGAAGCAGTGTTAATTTTAGTTTAACTAACGCAGGTACAGCAAGTACAGTAGTTTATATGGATCCAACTGGAAAAGTTGGAATTGGACTTAATAATTTTAGTCCTGCAAGTATTTTAGATGTTAAAGGTGTTATTACTGCATCTACTACAAGTGGTGGAGTTAATGTTCTTGGAACAACTGATTCAACAAGTGTTGGCACTGGCAGTATTAAAACAACAGGCGGATTAAGCGTATCACTAAACAGTAATTTTGGTGGTAACATAACAAATTATGGTAAAATATTTGTTAATAATTTAGTATCCGGAACACCGACCGCTGGGTCAGTTATATTGCCTGGTCAAAATAGTGCAGATACAACTGCTAATCAACTTTATGATATTGGTTCTGCTACTCAGCAATTTAGAAACATTTATGCTCAGAATTTTGTCGGAACATTTAACGGTAATTTTACAGGATCATTATCTGGTAACGTAAATGGTGGCGCGGCAAAATTATCAAGTTCAACTCAATTTAATATGATTGGAGATGTCACTAGTCCTGGATTTACATTTAATGGACAAACAGCTACTGGTACAGTATCCTTTACAACATCATTAAGTTCAGATTTTATTAATAATAAAACATCTGCAACTGATACTTATGGATCCGATGAAATAATTATTAATCGTCCGGGTAATACAAATAGTACATTATTAAAACAAACTAAAGCTAGTTTCCTTAAAGATGCAGGTATGTATGCTATACCTGTGGGAACTATACTACCTTATGCAGGAACTACGCCACCTTCCGGATACTTATTTTGCGATGGTAGTGAAGTTCCTCAAGGAATATATTCGTCTTTATTTACTGCAATCGGTTTTAATTATAAATCTCAAGTATTGTTACAAGGTAATAACACGTTTGCATTACCTGATTTAAGAGGAAGATTCGGATTAGGTGCAGATAATATGAACAATAATCTTACTGTTCCTGCATCAAGTAATCCTAATACACAAATATCGGCAGGCGGCGGCGCAGTTGGCCGAGTAACAGATCCTAGTAGTGATATCATCGGAGCAAGCTCAGGAACTAACACGGTTACACTACAGATTGCCAACTTGCCAGATCACAGACATAGTTTGAATACAGGATCTACACAATATTTTGCTGTAGGATTACCTGATCCTAGTGCAATTGATAATTCAGCCGATAGCGGTCTTGGATTAACTACAACAAATGCTTCAGGTCAAGGGCAAGGATTACCAAATAGTTCAGGAGTGATTGCAACACAAACTAGTCAACCTGTTACAATTATGAATCCTTATCAGACTATAAATTACATAATCTTTACTGGTGTGCTATAATGAGCTATACTATTACTTCTTTTGACGGAACTCAATTAGTTTCAATTCCTGATGGAACTATTGATCAAACAGCAACGAATTTAACATTGGTGGGGAAAAATGCCACAGGTTATGGGCAATACTTTAATGAAAATTTTGTTTATCTGTTAGAAAATTTTGCAGGCACAGTTGCACCTACGCAACCTGTTCCTGGGCAATTATGGTTTAATAGCACAACATCGCAATTGAACGTTTACACTACCCAGAATGGATTTATTTCTGTAGGCAGTGCACAAGTTGCGAATTCTCAACCATCGGTACTAGTTGCAGGTGATTTTTGGATTAACAATTTAACAGAACAATTATTTTTTAACGATGGTACTAACACAATATTGGCTGGTCCAATTTATACTGCACAACAAGGTCTTACTGGCTTTCAATCATTAACAGTTGTAGATACTAATAATATTTCTCATACCTTGTTATGTTTATATGTTGCAGAGACTTTAATTGGTGTTTTTAATAAAGATGGTGCTTTTACACTTGCTAGTCCAACTATTGCAGGTATATCGGGACAGATATATAAAGGATTTACTTCTAGTACATTATCTGGAATGGTGTTTAATCAAGTTTCTAGTGAAGCTAACGCATTAGTTGCATCTGATGGATCTTTGAAAACAGCAGAAGATATATTATTATCTGCAGGTAATAGTTTAGGAATTATATCTGCCAGTGGTTCATTAAGTATTGCAAACGCAACTCCTTTAATTCTTGGCCCTACGGCTAATTTTAATGTAGAAGTAACTAATTCGGGTGGGTTTACTTTACAAAATAATGCAACTGCTAGCGAAAATTTTACAATTAATTTAGAAACTCCAGTTTCAATTCCGTCGATGTTTATTAATTCGACTACTCGACATGTTGGATTATACAATGCAAACCCTCAAGCTACATTACATATAGGAACACCGGGCGATTCATCACGCCCTGGAAGTGTTATTATTGAAGGTAATTTAACAGTTAATGGTACTACAACTAGCAATAATACTGCTACTGTAAATCTTGAAGATTATACAATTACATTAGCAAAAACGGAATCACCGTCCGATAATACTGCTAACGGTGCTGGATTAATTATTGCCGGTACCACAAATAAATCAATATTATGGTCTAATACTATTGATAGCGGGGCATTTACTAGTAGTGAAAGTATTGATGTAGCTGCAGGAAAATCTTTTAGTATTAACGGATCTGCTGTTATTACAGCTACAGCATTAGGCTCTAGTATCAGTAGTGCTCCTGGATTAACCAGTATTGGTAACTTATCAACATTAACTTCTGGTTATATCACAATTACCAGCAATACTATTTCCTATGTCAATGCATCATCTTCAAATGGAAATGTAACAATAGTTCCAAAAGGAACAGGAGCAGTAAATGTAAGTTCTGCTCCGATTATAAATCTAGCAATGAACGTAAGTCCAGCCGCAACAGATGCAGCTAATGTATCTTTTGTATCTACTCAACTTAAAGGGATACCACTTGCGTTAACAATTCCTACATCAGGATTAAGTGATACACAAATAGGAACTATTCTGACTAACGTTTTTCCTAATACAGAACATGTTAACGGTACTGTTTGTCGTGTTCTTAAACCCGATGGCGGCGGCACAGTTAATCTTTGGACGTTGACATCAAGTGGTTGGATAAGACCTATATAAATATTTGAATATTAAAGAAGAACAACATGTCATACAATATATCTAATACTAGCAGATCTTTGGGAATAGTTATTCTCGACGGAACAATTAACAATAACACCGATTTGACGTTAGTAGGTAAAAATTATCCTAATTACGGTACTGCCCAAAATGAAAATTATCTGTATTTGTTAGAAAACTTCGCAAACACTTATCCTCCAGTGAAACCTATTGCAGGAGAAATGTGGTTTGATATAACTACAGCTAATTTGAAGATGAATATGTATGATGGTACAAATTGGAAAAGTTTAGCCACAGCATATGTTACTACTCCTGGAAACACTTCAAAACCATCTAATCCAACAGCGGGAGATTTATGGTATGATCAAACTTCAAATCAACTAAAAGTTTATAACGGTACAAGTTATACATTAGTTGGACCGCCTGACCTATCCAACTATGTGACAAGTACAAATTTAGCAACTTCGTTGACTCCTTATTTGACTAGTTCTACAGCAAATGCAACTTATGCTCCTCTTTCTAGTCCATTTTTCTCAACATTAGTAACGGTATCCGATGTTGGAATTGCAATCGGTACTAGTCAAATTGCTTTAAGATTAACAGCAGATAGCAGTCACAATGGAATTATACAAAATCCTAATACTAATACACTATCGTTAGAAACATCAGATGGGCTAGCATTAAATTTAGTAGGACAAAATGCAATACCAGGATCTGCGACAAGTACATTAGGTAGTGCTCTTAGCCCTTGGTATAATGTATATGCTAATATATTTACTGGTATTGCTACACAGGCAAACACTATTAACATAGGCGGATTACAATACTTTCCAACTACCGCCGCTACTGCAAGTACAGTGGTAATCAGGGATTCTAGTGCAAATATAAATGCAAATACATTTACTGGAAATTTAGTTGGAAACTCTACTGGAAATGCAGGAAGCTCAACTAAATGGGCCGTACCGATAACTATTACACTAACTGGTGCAGTTACTGGAACGATATCTGTCGATGGGTCGTCAAATGTTAACATGGATACTACGACCAGTTTGTCATATGTACCGTCTGGGTTAATATCTCAATGGTTTGGAACAACAAATAATATTCCTAGTGGATGGCAATTATGCGATGGAACAAATGGAACACCTAATTTAACAGCGCAAAATCAGGTTGTTACCGGTGGTACACTCTACTACATTATTAAGCTATAAATTAAGATAAATATAAAAATAAGGAATAAACGGGATGTCATATACAATTAGCACATACAATGGACAAACAACATTAGCAACAGTGGCCGATGGAACAATTAACACCCAGTATGACATTACATTAATTGGAAAAAGTTATGCTGGTTACGGACAAGCATTAAATGAAAATTTTGTATACTTAACACAAAATTTTGCCAGCGCAACACAACCAAGCGGCCCGTTAACTGGACAAATTTGGTACGATACTACTCATAATAAATTAAAATTTTATGATACAAATAACTCTTGGCACACAGTTGGTAGTTCTACAACAACGTCAACTAACGTTAGTCCACTAAATTTAGCAATAGGCGATTTATGGTGGGATACTGGTAATAATCAATTATATGCATGGAATGGAACAAGTTCTACATTGATAGGCGGAAGCCCAACAGCGGCATCAACCCAAATTGTTCCGTCAACTGTATTAGATAACACAAACGTTTCACATACAGTAATACAAACACAAGTTAACGGCGAAACAGTTTCGATTATTAGTAGTGACCCAGTGTTTACGTTAGGTGGAAGTGCAGACAGTACATATACGGGTTTTACTGTAATTAACCCTGGTATTAACTTACGTTACACAAACAATTCAGCTCAGCCTGGACAGACTCAATCTCAAGACCGGTTTTATGGTACAGCAACTAATTCAGATAGATTAGGTGGGTTACCGGCTGCTGATTATATTCAAACTACTAATGCTAGTTTTTCTAGTCAAGTTAATTTTAGTGATGCAGGATATACAGTTGGAAGTCCCGCAAAATTAACAGTATCAAATGTTGGTGCAAGTACTCCTACATTCTTAAATTCACAACCTGCCCTACCTACAGTATTTCAAACTACATTAAGTAACGGAAGTACAGTAACACCGATGCAATTATTAAATTATGATGTATTGCCTGGTGTAAATGGAGTAAGTAATTTAGGTTCACAAACAGCAGGCCCATCAGGCGGTCCATTATATTGGAACATGGTTTATGCCAATTCATTTGTAGGTACTGCAACACAAGCAACTACATTAAATGCAAATGGTGTATTTCTTGGTGCAAGTGTAGCAAATACACCATCATCTTCTACTATAGTTGCTAGAGATTCATCCGGTAACATAAACGTTACACAAATGAATGGTATTGCAACAAATGCAAATCATTTACTTGATCCAGCAACAAGCACATACATTTCAGGATCAGAATCTGCAACAGCAAGTACAGTTGCAATAAGAGATTCAAGTGGCGCAATTGCTGCTACTAGTTTCTTAAATGTCGGTGCTGCGGGAACTGGTACAATTGGTACTTCTTCTCACCCATTTGCTACAGTATATGCAAATACATTCCAAGGATCATTTAGCGGGTCTGGTTCTACTTCAGCTGTTAATGTAATTAGTTCAGCTACAGGTAGTCCAGGCGGGTTAAGTTCTGGATCAATTTTAGTAAATGTTTCAACTAATATTATGCAAGCAGCTACTTATAGCGCTAGTATTGGAGCTGCATCATCACCTAGCTTTAGTTTTATTGGTGATAGTGGCACAGGATTTTATCAAGCATCAACTGGTAGCGGCAATATAAATGTTGCTAACGGTGGTGTTTATAGTGGTTATTTTAGTAATTCAGGCGGTCTTGGTAATCTTACAATGACTGGAAAATTTTATGGTACGGCAACTAGTGCAGAATATGCGGACTTAGCAGAAAAATATCTTGCAGATGCCGACTATGATGTAGGTACAGTAGTATCAGTTGGCGGAGCGCAAGAAGTAACAGCATGCACAATAGGTGATAGAGCGTTAGGAGCAGTATCTGCTAATCCTGCTTATATGATGAATTCAGAATTAGAAGGCGGAACTTTCATTGCTTTGAAAGGTCGTGTACCTGTAAAAGTAACCGGACCTATATTAAAAGGACAGCGTTTAGTTGCTGGATCAAATGGTACAGCACAAGTAGCGTATAGTCCTAACTCGGACGTATTTGCAATTGCTTTAGAATCAAATGATCAACCAGATGTTAAATTAGTAGAATGTGTAATTCTATAATAAAAATTGGTAATAAGGATATAACATGACTTCAGAAGTTGGCCAACTAATACCTGCCAGTGATTTTGATACCTTTGTAACTGCGGTAACTGCGGTATTAGGGTCAGCATCGACTGGATATGGGCAACAACTATCACAGTATGACGCACAAGTTACTGGTAGTGGCACCGAAACAATCTCTCATAACGAATGGGACGGATTATGGACAGACATTGCTACTTGTTATTATCATCAAACTGGAAATACACTAGGACAAACAGCAGAAGTAAATGGTTCGTATAGCGGTACTAATTTAGTAAAACCAGCGTCTGGAACTATTATTACTGATAATATTCGTGGGCAATATGCCTACATGATTAATTTAATTACTACAAACAAATATAATATTGCCAATTCTCAGTTAGGAGCTCAAACATCCTTAAACAGTGCTACTAGATCTACACCTTGGAATAATACGCTTACAGCAACTATAACTGCTACTTTTGCAAATGCGCTAGCTGCTAATTACTTTTTTAATGGCGGCGGAAAAATTACAGTAGTTTCTACTAATAGCGGGGCAACACCAAAAGATATTGACTGGCAAAATTTATTTTCACAAAATCCTATTGTAATTAATCATGCTAATCTTGCTACTATTACTGGCGGCAGTTTAGTGCAATTATTTTCAGTTAATTCTACTACATATCTTGTAAATGCTTATCAAGTGCAGGCATCTTACAATTCTAGCACATATACATTGACAATTGTTTTGAATTTTGAAGATAATATTTTATTAGATAATATCGATGGTAATACAGTAGTTACAGCATATTCATATGCACCTGCTGGTACGTTTGCTACAACTATCAGCGGCCCGACAACTACTTCTGTTAATTTTTCTGGCGGTACTCCTGTTAATAATGCTTATCAATATACCATAGTAAGTGGCGGAAATACTATATATTCTGTTTTACAACCTGGTAGTGTTGTCGGAGGCACCGGCGGTGCAAACCCTTCAGTTATACAAGGTGCATCGTTAACATTTACACTAAGCACTCCAATATCACCATTTAATACATATTCAACTTTATATTGGAGAGTAGCTCAAACAGGAGTAAGTAATCCACTTACAGCTGGAGATACTACAGACAGTATAGTAAGTGGTTCGTTGTCCATGGGTACAGTTGGTGTTGCAGGATCGCAAACTTTTACAGTTAATACTTCTGCTACAGCATTTACTAGTAGCACTAATTTGCAAATACAAATCTTATCAGATAGTGTTAGCGGAACAGCTATTGTACTTACAATGGCATTGATACAAGTATTAGCATATCCAACAAGCTATACACTTGCATTAACTTCACCGAACACACATTATGAATCGAATCCAATGTTTACATTGTCTGCAACATTGAATACAGCAGCAGTCCAGAGTACTACGATTCCAGTGGCTTATACCAGTACAATTACTGGAATAACAAGCGGCAATTATAATATAACAATTAATTCTGGATCGACTACAGGTAGTGTGACTCCTAGTGGTGCAAGTGCTACTACAGGCGGATCGATTACATGGAGTCCTCAGACATATACTCCTAGTTCTCCAGCGAAACCAATAACTTATAATAGTGGTGGGTCATCGATATCGACTTACACAATGAGTTCTCAGCCAACTATTACATTGGCAATTGCTACCTCAGGACTAAACTCAGACGGAAAAACTGTTACATTTGCAAATTTATTACAAGGATCGTCGCTTCCAACTGTTGGAATAAGTATTTTGGCAACAGCATCGGATGGAGTGTCATCAACTACAATAACCGCAGTTGCATTTCCTGGATCAATAACAGGAACTTTAGGAACAGGAAATCCATTAGCTACAATTGTTAATGGTGGAAATGATGGTTTTGCTTATAGTGCATCAATAACATCTACATCTGCCAATAGTGCAACTGGTAATATAGTTATTTCATTTACTGTACCTGCAACATTTGCAGGAATATATACGTTAAATGGAGGAAGCACTACAGCGGCCACTTCTATTGGTAGCAATACTTATACTATTTCTATACCTATAACTATCACACGAATTCCAAGTAAATTAACTTTGGGATTTAGTCCGAACACTGGTACATATCAAAATACAACTGGCGCAATTCTAACAGCATCACTTGACTGTCCTACAGGTACAGCCACTGGAGGAAATGTAATACTATCTGTACCTTATACGAGTAGTATTAGTGGTGTTAATAGCGGTAGTTTTCAAGTAACATTTACTTCCGGCAGTGCAACTGGTACTGTTTCACCTAATCCTTTAGTATTAACTGGTGCTACTGGTGGAGCCGGCGGAACTATTAGTACACAATATCCTGGGATCAGTGGAATAAATTCAACTCAGTATACTGCCAATGATACTGGAAATTATACAGTTTCATTGAGTGGGACAAATGCAACATACACAATGGGACAAGCTGGACAGCCTCAAGTTGTGTTTAGTGTGAATGGTGTATCATCTAGTACAAGCAACGCTTCTACTACAGTACAAGCCGGGCAAACTGGTGTTACTATTGCGTGGAATAATACTGGCACTACTAATATGTTAAATGTTACTTCGTTATCGTTTGCAAATAATAACGGATTAACAGGATTACCAGTTACTCAAACAGGCAGTGCAGCGCTAAATGGATCAGCAACATTTACAGCACCTGTGTCGGCAGGATCCTATACAATTACAGCAACAGGTACAAATTCTGCCATCACTACAGGTAACAATCAAAGTCAAGCTATTGTTACAGTTAATTCAGTATTACCATCTTGTACTGTTACTTCGGTAATCTTTAACGGATCTGCTGTTACGAGTGCTACAGTAATTAACGATGGAGTTGACAGTATAACTATTGCTTGGAACAATCCTATGAATATGGGAACTAGTGATTATGTTAATGTTTATGTAAACACTACATTTATTGTCAAAGCAACTAGTGTAACATCGCTTGGCGGCGGTAATTATCAATCGTATATTTCTTTTTCTGGAGTAAGCCCAGTTTCGGGAACATTGATTATAAAACCGTTAAATCAATATAACGTTGAAGGTACTCCTGCATCTAGTAGTTGTACACTAACAATAGTTGCTGCACCTAGTTACTCAATATCGGCGAGTCCTACTAGTTCGTATTTAGGAGTAGCACAGCAATATACTATTAGTTTTGTCGGAGTTCAAAATAGAGCATATCAAGTATGGCTTGCTACTGAATCGGGAACTGGATTTGACACATCGGCTAGTGACGTAGTTGCAGAAATAACAGCTGGCACAGTTACTGTTGGATCTGGCACTCCTAGCATTTCGGCAGGTAGTGGAAGTGTTGTAACTATATCAGGGTTAACTACAAATAGTAGCGGTAATTGTACATTTACAATTAATGTACCTAGTACTGCAACACACGCATTCAAAGTTGCGTACTTACTTTATAATTCTACCGGTACTTTGGGATATACAACTGCTGGTCCTACTATTACGGTTAATCCAGCAACACCAACTCCGATATCCATTTCGGCATCGACTCCGGGAACAAATGGTGATTTGAATGGTTTTCAAAGTGTACAAATTACAGTTACAGCACAAGCCGGCTATCAATATAATTTAACAGCATCAGCTAGCAACGGCGCTTCTTTTTATACAGGAGGTTTATCTGGAAACGTTACTGCTGGATCATTTGGAAGCGGAAGTTATAATTCAACATCGTATTATGGTAATACATCATTATCAGGAAGTACTTATACAATAACTGGATATACTGCACTACCCACAGAGCCACAGACGATTGAATTATTTCTTATGCCTGGGTATACAAGTGGCAGTGTGACTGCAACAGTGACACCAGTTAATGTTCCTGGGTATGGTAACGGCACAGCTAGTGTAACTGGGTTGAACAATCCGGTTTACTCGTGCAGCATCTCTGGACCTACCACAGTTGGCATGAACGCATCGTTTCCAATTTCTATCACTGGTGGGCCTGGAAGTTCAGCTCTTCCTACTTATTATAATATAGTGATATCAGGAACAAACATTAATCCAGGAGGATTTACTCCACATACCGATAACAACGTTTTTGCCAGCAATGGAACTTATTCAACAACGACTAATTATATAACTGGAGGGACTGTTCCATATACAATGACAGTGCAATTTACATATGCTCAAAAATATAATTATGGACAAACCAGCCCAGTAGCAGCAGGTGGCTCTAGCACGGCACAAACTGGTACTTGGACAGTTAACGCATATCCGGCACCAACCTTAAGTGCACTTTCAATATCTCAGACAAATCTTTATAGATTTTCAGGGACTACTTACAGCGATGCTATAAATCTTACTGCTTCAGTGTCAGTACCTACAATAAACACAGCTGCATATCTTGTCAATCATGCGGGTGAAACAACATTAGGATTAACAAGTCATTGGAGTGGAGGCGGCACAGATCTTACCTATAACAGTCAACCTCTTGCTTATTCATTAGCAATTAGTAGCGGAACAATTAATGCTGTTGGATTAGGTCCAGTAGCATATGAATCTAACGGAACTTATGCAATTGTAGTAGCTGCGATTGCACTACCGTACAGCCCGCAAACAGCTGCAAACGGATGGTATAACGGCGTTTGGTACGGTGCAACTGCTATTACCGAACAAGGAACTACAGTTACGGTAACTAATGCTACAAACAGTTTTACATTTAGTAATACTACTCCACAAGGAAACGATCCTATAACAATGAATTTTACTGGTGCACCTGGCCATACTGTTAACATTTATTCAGTAGGAGATATCCGTTATAATCCGTCATATGATGGCAACAGTCATAATTTTACTATCGGTTCCGGAGGTACATTAAGTTTTGAAGTTGGTGTTGGCACAAGTGGATATCATGGAGCTGCTACCATACCGAGTACTTATAGTTACACAGCTACATTTTATATAAATGACGGTAACGGAAATCCGTATACTAGTAGTTTTTATCAACAAATATCCGCAAGCTATACAACTCAAACTCCAGTCACTGCTCCAAGCATAACTGCTATTAGTGTAAGCCCAACATCTGGTGCGCCTGGATCTACATTTACTCTTAGCTATACACTTGCCGGATCAAATAGTACAGTTAATGTATCAGTTGATAGTGGAGGATCACCGTCTTCTACTAATTATTCGAATGTTACAGGAGGCGGGACAATTCATACTGTATCGTGCACCGCAGGAAGCGGGATTACTACAGACACAATAACAGTAACAGCTACTAACTCTGCTGGATCGGATATTCAAAATGTTGGGTATACAGTATTTTCTACTTCTCCAACAATATCATACCCGACTATGAGTATATCAGGACAATCAACTACTGGCCGCGGGCAATATGGCAATTATAATCCAGATTATTATCAACCAAGTAATACCGTTGCCTATGTTAATAATACTACAAACCCAACTGTTACTTGGTCGTATAGCACAACAAACGCAACCGTAGTTAATGTTTATACTAGTTGGGATAATGTAACTTGGCAATCGCCCGGGTCGCCGGCAACAACTTCAGGTACTAGCTCTTTTTCATTCAGTTCATGGTCGACTATTCCGCAAACTGTATATGTTAGATTTACAGCATCAAACGGCTCAACAGAATCTTCTCCAACAACGGTATTTACTATAACACCTGAATCTGGTGCATTAGTGCATAAACAATATTACGGTAATTAACTTATTTAAGAGTAAATTGAACGCAGCGGGTAGCAAAATTACTACAGTAGAGACTAAACTAGAGAAGTAGTCATTGGAAAGATTTCAGCAATAACTTTTGCACAAGCTATTGCAACTTCCTGATGCTCTTTTTGTGTACCATTTGCACTACGTAGTTCGATAAAATGTATCCAGCTACGTAGTGTGCCATTCATATATAATCGACTTTCAATAAGTCCTTCTGGTAACACAGCACGAGCTTGTTCTTTAGCAATACCATTTTCTACAGCCCATTCGTATGCTTGACGACTTTGTTTAATAACAAGATCTTGCATACGTTCCCATTGATAAGCAAGGAATCGATCTGCATCGTTATTTTGAATATCAAGTTCTATACTGTTTTGTCTATTTTTGGTATCTTGCCGGCGAGCATCTCTAAATACAAAGTTGAGATCCTTTGTTGGGTCAGCATAACGTTGGCTGAACTCTTGAAAACTGAAGCTTCTATGTCTAAGGATTTGTCTTGCGATATCTCTTGTAGTAGTAATCTCGATGCAGGCGGACACCATTTCGAGAGGACTCCAATGTTGGTGCTTAATA